ATGGATAATCTTGGCATATCACACATATTTATTGCACAGGCAAAGGCAATAAATATGAGTATGTCAGAACTACAAACAGGTCAACAAGAGATATTTGATTACGTCAAGAACAACCTCGGTGAGGGCATGATCGACGTTGAATTAGACCCTAAACACTATCAAACGGCACTGGAAAGAGCGATTAACAAATTCAGACAGAGATCATCTAATGCAGTGGAAGAATCATATGCTTTTTTAGAATTAAAGAAAGATCAAAATTCATACATCTTACCAGATGAAGTAATAAATGTGAGAAGCCTGCACAGAAGAACTGTTGGTTCCAGAACCGAAGGTGGAGAGGGTGGAACGCTCTTTGAACCATTTAACTTGGCCTACACTAACACCTATCTACTAAGGGCAGGTGCTACAGGCGGACTGGCAACTTACTATGCTTTCGCTTCATACCAGGAACTGATAGGAAAGTTATTTGGAAGTTTTATACAGTTCCATTTTGATGTTGCAACTAAAAAACTTACAATTACACAGAGACCAAGGGCAGACAATGAGACAGTGCTAATGCACACCGACAATTTCAGACCTGACATAACGTTGTTCAAAGATATCTATGCCAAACCGTGGATCAGAGACTACACACTTGCGGTGTCAAAGATTATGCTAGGTGAGGCAAGAGGTAAGTTCAATACCATTGCAAGTCCACAAGGCGGAACAAGTCTAAATGGTGATGCACTTAAACAACAAGGTCAAGCAGAGATCGAAAGACTTGAGGCGGATATTGGAAACTACGCTGAAGGTGGTACACCTCACAGTTTTGTTATTGGTTAATTCTTAACAAAATATTTTTAAATAACTTTGTCATGACAGATTCTCGATACAAAAGATATGAAGACTGCACTCTAGAAGAACTTGAAAATATTGTTGAGGACCTAGAAAATATGTCCATATCGGCCTTGAAAAATAAAAAAATAGACATACGTAAGAAGATACTGGGTGCGGTAAAAGAAGCCAAATTAGTCATTGAAAAACGCCTAAAAAAATAGTATAATAATGCTATGCTGATAGGTGTAGTAGGATTGATAGGTAGTGGTAAAGGCACTGTGGCCGACAGACTGGAAGAAAAACACGGATATCGAAAAGATTCATTTGCTAAAAGTTTAAAGGACGCTGTAAGTTGCATGTTCAATTGGGACAGGGAAATGCTCGAAGGCAAAACAGAATCAAGCAGATACTGGAGAGAACAGCCTGATAAATTCTGGAGTCAAAAATTTGGCAAACCTGTTACACCACGATGGGTGCTACAACATTTTGGCACAGAAGTGATGCGTCAGAACATGCATGATGCCATATGGATCGACAGTTGTTTGATGAGATACAACGGCACACCAACAGTGATAGCAGATACCAGGTTCCAGAATGAACTAAAAATGATTAAAAAATCAGGTGGCATTTTAATACTTGTGAAAAGGGGAGATTTGCCATCTAGAGAAGAGATGCAGGCAAAAGGGGCACACAAATCAGAATGGGACTGGATGGGCTGGAACTTTGATTTCATAATAGACAATGATGGAACTAAGGAAGAATTACTTAAAAAAGTTGATGATTTAGTTGTCAGCAACAAGATCACCAACACGCCAACCAAGACGTCTGACTCCTTGCAATCTTTGACAGTTGGCACAAACAGTCTTTAGATTAGAAGTTGCTGTATTTCGTAGATTTCCATCAATAAAATACACATCAAGTTGTGCCTGATTTTGTGCCTTAAAGCCACACAACTCACATTTACGTTTCTTTTTGTACCCTGAGCGTTGTAATGCTGTAACCCCACCTATTTTCTTGTTGTGTCTTTTACGATTACATGAGTCGCATAGGCTACGCCAGTACACAGTAGCGCCTTTCCTATACGCATAGGCCCTGGGCTTTGACTTACACTGCTTACACAATGGTCTGTTTTTGTATTGCATATGCTTATTTACGTTACCTATATAGGCACCACGAAAACGGTAAATTATATCAACAAAACCGTATGATCTAATAAATAACTCTAGTATACGTACAACTTGCAAGGAGAACACGTAAAATGGCAAATTTGACATCACCAGGAGTAGAAGTTTCAGTAATAAATGAAAGTTTCTATGTACCATCGGATGCGGGTACAACACCACTATTCATAGTAGCATCATCACAGGACAAGCAAAACGGAGCAGGAGACGGAACGGCTGTAGGAACACAGACTGCTAACGCCAACACTGCTTATTTGATCTCGTCACAAAGAGAATTAACAGAGACTTTCGGAGATCCGAAATTCTACACAGACGCATCAGGAAATAGCCTAAACGGTTATGAGCTAAACGAATATGGCCTCCAAGCGGCATACAGTTTCTTAGGAATTGCCAACAGAGCATTTGTACTAAGAGCAAACGTAAACACAGCAGAATTAGTTGGAAGTGCATCAAGACCGACTGCGAGACCAGATGATGGAACATACTGGTTTGACCTTGCATCAAGCAGTTATGGTTTATTTGAGTGGTCCAAGACTGATCAGAAATTCACAGCAGTTACTCCAACACTTATAACTGCATTGACTGATCTAGTTGGTGGTGTATCAACAGGAATACCAAAAACTTCAGTTGGTGTCACTGGAGACTACGCAATTAACACAACACACGTTTCAAACAAGATCTACAAAAAAACTGCAAGTAACACTTGGGTACAAGTTGGATCAACTTCATGGCATGAATCTTTGCCAATCATCACAGTTGCATCTGGCACAACAGTAACAACCAAAAACATGAAAGTTAACGGAATCACTATCACATCAGGTGGCACAGCGTTATCAGATGTAGCGACAGCAATTGGTTCTAACGTAACAAACGTGTCAGCGAGTGTTAACTCCATCACAGGTGACTTGGAGATATTCCACAATGGTAAGGCACTAGGTGACTCTGCCGCGGGTACAAACACAATAAGATTTGAAGAAGGAAATGGTTTATTAGCGGAACTTGGAATCACAGCAGGCATATACAACGGTGTGAAATTTTTACAAGCCAAACACACAAACAGACCAACATGGGACGATGCGGCTACAAGCGAGGACAGACCTAATGGATCAGTTTGGTTCAAGACAACTTCAGCAAACTCTGGAGCGAATCTTGTTGCTAAACTTTACAGTTCATCAAGTGCTAGTTTCTCTCAAGTTGCTAGTCCACTTTACAGCACACACAATTCGGCGATCTTTAACCTAGACCCAGCAGGCGGTGGTGCTAATTTATCAGTAGGCGATCTATATGTGCAGTTCAACATAACTGAGGAGTCAATGACAGCGGCAGATGCCACTGATGCAACTCCTAACGTTGGTGACTTCCAGTTCTTCAGATACGAAGGCGGAACAACAAAAGTCACAAGTAACAGCACAGCACCAAGTTTCACAAGCACAGAAACATTTGTTATAAGTGAATCAAGAAAGAACCAAGAAGCAATGAGTACTGCGGTCACTATAACTTTAGGTGGCACAGGTGCAGACGACTTCGTTGCGGCTGTTAACGCTAAAGTTGATCCAGACGCGGCGGCTAACACAACAACTAAATTGATCAACATTAAAGCATCAAAATTATCAACAGGCGAGATTGTAATCGAACACTTACTAGGTGGAGAGATTAGAATGTTTGACACATTAGGAACACCATTAGCAGACGCAGGATTCAGTCAAACTACTGCTCACGCTTATGGAAGTTTCACAGCAAACAGTTCAACTTTACTAGACAACTTGTATGACATTCCAACAGGTGCAACAATAGATTCAACTGCAAACACGGGTATATTGGCATCTAACTGGAAGAGATTAAGTTACACAGCGTCAACAAGTTCACCAACTAATGAGCCAGCGGATGGTACGTTATGGTACCACACAGCAACTGATGAAGCAGACATCTTAGCACACAACGGTACGACTTTCATTGGATATCTAAATGCTTACAGTAACACAGATCCAAATGGTCCACAGTTCAGTGCAACTGCGCCGACTACACAGTCAGATGGTACAGCACTTGTAACTAACGACTTATGGATTGACACTAGTGACTTAGAAAACTATCCAAAACTTTACAAGTACAACACAGCGGCAACTTTAAGTTCTACTA